GTTTGGATAGAATTAACATAAGAACTATTGCAGAGGCTAAACGAAATAAAGCTAAAAGACTTGGATTACAAGACTATGATAACAAAAAAGAACAAGGAATAAAGGTTAAATTAGCTGATTGTGAGGTTGATTATAGGAAAATTACCAAACAAGAACTAATTTTTAGAATAATGACATTTGATCATATTCCAGAAGAAAAAGGCAGAAAGAAAAATCCTAAAACTATTGCAGATACAAAAGTAAAGTTAAATTTTCCTCCATTCCAGCACTACAAATTTAACGATAAAGATGAGTTAATTTGTGTAGGAAAAAGCCATTGGGTAGGTGGTATGGAAAATGGTTATTTTTCAAAGACAGATGGACAAGCTACTCCAAAATTAGCAAATATGTGGATTAAGCTATGTGAAAGATACGCTACAAGAGGAAATGTTAGAGGATATACATACAATGATGAAATGAAAGGCCAAGCTATTTTACAATTAGCACAGATTGGTTTGCAATTTGATGAATCAAAATCAAATAATCCTTTTGCATACTATACTGCGGCTGTAACAAACAGCTTTGTTCGTGTGATTAATTTAGAAAAGCGAAATCAAAATATAAGAGACGATATTTTGGAACAAAATGGTATGGATCCTAGTTACACAAGACAACATGCAGGTGAATGGGAAAGTTATATGAAAAGAGAAGCTGAACATAGAGCTAAACAAAACTAACTCTTGACATTCTTTCAATAAGACTTTATAATAACACAAGAAATACAAGGAGTAATGTTTGTTTAAGAAAGCGGCAGTTTTTACTGATATCCATCTGGGATTAAAAGGTAATTCAAAAGTACATAATGATGATTGTGAACAATTTGTAGATTGGTTTATCCAAAATGCAAAAGATAACAACTGTGAAACAGGAATTTTTTGTGGTGATTGGCACCACAACAGAAATAGTTTAAACTTAACTACTATGGATGCTACTATCCGTAGTATGGAAAAGTTAGGTAAAGCATTTGAACAATTTTTCTTTTTTGATGGTAATCATGATTTATATTACAAAGACAAAAGAGACGTAAATTCAACAGCATTTGCAAAACATATTCCTGGTATAACTTTTATTGATGAAATAACAACCAAAGAAGATGTAACCTTAGTTCCTTGGCTTGTAGGAGACGAATGGAAAAAAATTAAAGACATAAAAAGCAAGTACATGTTTGGACATTTTGAATTACCTAGCTTCTATATGAATGCAATGGTACAGATGCCAGACACAGGAGAACTAAAAGCAGAACATTTTAAACATCAAGAATATGTTTTCAGTGGTCATTTTCATAAAAGACAACAACAAGGAAAAATACACTATATTGGTAATGCATTTCCACACAATTATGCAGATGCCTGGGACGACAAACGCGGTATGATGATTCTTGATCGTGAAAACAATAAAGAACCTGCATACATTAACTGGGACGACTGTCCAAAGTACAGAACAACTACCTTAAGTAAACTATTAGATCCTAAACAAGACATTATTAAAAGCAAAATGTATCTAAGAGTAACCATTGATGTTCCTATTAGCTATGAAGAAGCAAGTTTTATTAAAGAAACATTTATAAACCAACACAAATGTAGAGAAATTTCCTTAATACCACAAAAACAAATAGAAGAAATATCAACTGAATTAGATATTCAACAATTTGAATCAGTTGACCAAATTGTTGCCGGTGAAATAGCCGCAATAGACTCAGATAACTTTAACAAAAAGACACTTATGGACATATATAACGACCTATGATAGAAATAAAAGATTTAACTGTAAAAAACTTCATGAGTGTGGGCAATCAAACCCAGGCTGTAGATTTTAATCAACAACAACTTACTTTGGTACTTGGAGAAAACTTAGATCAAGGTGGTGATGATAGTGGTTCACGTAACGGAACTGGCAAAACTACTATTATCAACGCATTGAGCTATGCTCTGTACGGACAAGCACTAACAAATATCAGAAGAAACAATTTAATTAACAAAACTAACAGCAAAGGTATGTTAGTTACACTTCATTTTGAAAAAAATGGTGTAGATTATAGAATTGAAAGAGGACGCAGTCCAAACTTACTTAAATTTTATATTAATAACGAAGAACAAGAAATGGTTGACGAGTCTCAAGGAGATTCTCGTAAAACACAAGAGTATATTAATGATTTATTAGACATGAGTCATGATATGTTCAAACATATTGTTGCACTTAACACATATACAGAACCATTCCTTGCTATGAAGCAAAATGATCAACGAGCGATTATAGAACAGTTACTTGGTATAACTATATTATCTGAAAAAGCAGAGTCGTTAAAAGAACAAATCAAAAAAACAAAAGAATTAATTACAGAAGAAACGCTAAAAATAGAAGCAATCCAAACTGCTAATGAAAAAATTAATTCAACAATTGAAAATTTACAAGGAACCCAAAGAGCTTGGTTAGCAAAAAAAGAACAAGACCTTGCAAAACTACAAAGCAGTATAGAAGAACTAGAACACTTAGATATTGACAACGAATTAGAATTTCATGAAAGGTTGTCAAAATGGAACGAACACAATAACGAAATAACGGCTCTTAAAAAAGAATTAGGAACACTAGAGCCAGCACTACAACGTGCAGAAAAGTCTGTAGATAAAGTTGTTAAAGACATCGCAGATTTAGACAATGCTGTTTGTTATACTTGTGGTCAATCATTACATGCTGACAAAAAAGATGAAATACTCAGCAAAAAAAATAAAGAACTAGAAGATGCAAAAGCGTATGCAGAAGAAATAAAATCTAAATGTACTGATGTAATGACATCTTTAGACAAAATTGGAGATATAAATGGTCGGCCAGATACATTTTATGAAACTGCAAAAGAAGCATATGAACACAGACAGAATGTTGAAACACTCAAACAATCTTTTACAAGTAGACAAGAAGAAATTGATCCTTATCAACAGCAAATTGATGAATTAAACAATAGTGCTATACAAGAAATCAATTGGGAACCAGTAAATAGGCTTGATAACTTTAAGGAACATCAAGAATTTTTGTTAAAACTACTAACAAACAAAGACAGTTTTATTCGTAAAAAAATTATTGATCAAAATTTAGCATATCTAAATAATAGATTAACTTATTTCTTAGATAAACTTGGTCTTCCGCATCAAGTTGTGTTCCAAAATGACTTAACTGTAGAAATTACACAATTAGGACAAGATTTAGACTTTGATAATTTGAGTAGAGGTGAAAGAAACAGATTAATATTAGGTATGAGCTTTGCTTTCCGTGATGTTTGGGAAAGTTTATATCAAAAAATCAACTTATTGTTTATAGATGAGTTGATTGATAGCGGTATGGATACTGCTGGTGTTGAAGGATCGCTTGCAGTACTGAAAAAAATGGGTCGTGAGGGTGATAAAAATGTATATCTCATATCTCACAAGGATGAACTTGTTGGTCGTGTGAATCATGTACTAAAAGTTGTAAAAGAAAATGGCTTTACAAGCTATGAAAATGATATTGAAATAGTAGAATAGGTGTTAATATGTCTGATGATGTGCATGATAAACTTACAAAAGCATATTTAGAATACTATAAAGCAAATGAAGCATTTGAAGCAAGACGCTCACATAGAACTCATGCAAGTAGCAGACGTTGGTTACGCGAAATAAGATCTCTGGCTAAAGAACGTATGGAAGAAATACATCATACATTCAAAGCCAAGAAAGACCAGCAGGATAACGACCTCCAGGTAAGTACAGAATGCAATGGACTTACCGAGGAGACAAAGTAGAAGAATTACCAGAAGATTGCGAAGGATTTGTATATCTAATAACCAATCTAACTAATAATCGGAAGTACATAGGCAAAAAATTAGCAAAATTTAAGACAAGTAAGCCACCACTCAAAGGCAAAGTTAATAAAAGGCGCGGATATAAAGAAAGTGATTGGAGAGACTATTGGGGATCTTCAGATCATTTGAATGCAGACGTGCTAAAACTAGGCAAAGACAACTTTACTAGAGAAATTTTACATTATTGTCCAAGCAGAGGCGTATTAAGTTACATAGAGGCAAAGGAACAGTTTGATCGTAGAGTACTTGAAACCGATGAATACTACAACGGAATCATTAATGTACGAGTAGGCAGTTCAAAAATCTTAAAAGAACATCTCAAAAACACTTTAGGCAAGCTATAGAACATTGTTTGATCGAGGAAGCTCGATTCACCTTGAGGACATATGACCTATGTTCAGATTCTGGTGTCGTTCAACAGGCTGTATGCTACAAAAACCCCTTAGCAAAGGAACGAAGCAGGGGATATAATACAGGATACTTGCATTTTCCGCAAGTTTTATGTATTAGATGTCGACGTAGGTTGGGAAAGGTCAGAGCCCAGTAGCAAAGTCAAATACCTACTTCCG